AAATTAATGGTGTAACATCAGAATTAAAATTGGTTTCAGTTGAACCTATAGGCATTGAATTTAGTGAAGCTACTATAGTTGCTAATGTACCTAAAGAATGGATATTAGAAAAACTTGGTATTGATTTAACTAAATATGGTTTACCTGCTGCAGGTGAAGCACCTATAGCACAAGAAGGGTTATCTGTTAATGAGCACATTAAAGGGCTTAAAGGCAGGGAATGGCAGAACATGCAAAGAATCATTAGGGAATTTAACAAGGGTAAGATTAATAGAGAACAGGCATCTGCAATGCTTAAAACAGGATATGCTTTAAGTGATGAAGAAGTTGCTACATGGTTAGGGTCAGAAGAACTTGAGGCTGAATTTGCAGAAGATGATTTTAAAGTATTCTTTGAATTTGGTGATGTAAAAGATGTATATAATGTATGGCAGAAGAAAACAAGATTTTCAGATGATGCTGATTATCAAATGTTTGCAGATGTAAACCAATTAGAATCAAATGTATTAGACCAAATTTCTAAGCAAAAGGATATTACACCTGATGTATTAGCACAAATTTTAAAAGTTGATGTTAAAGAAATTGTAGCAGTTTTAAAAAGTTTAGAAGAAAGAAACATTATAAAAGCTATTAGTAAAAGTATAGGCAGGGGTATTGATTCAAATGTTGTAACTGAAAGACAATTAGTAAAGCCATTAAGCAAGACTATTGGTGAAGTTACACCTACAACTACTGAAATGCTTGTTAGGTATTCGTATGAATGGAAAACAGGATTTAGTGATGCTAATTTAGGTACAAGCAGACCATTCTGCAAAAACCTTATTCAAGCAGATAAATTCTATAGCAGAAGTGAAATTGAACAAATGTCAGCAAGATTAGGATATTCTGTATGGGATAGGGGTGGTGGTTGGTGGACAAAGAAAGGCACTAATACACATTCAGTATCATGCAGACATGAGTGGAAAACAAATATAGTAACAAGAAAAAAATAATTAAATGAGTAAAAACATTTTATTCATATCTGTACAAAGTATAAAGGATAGGACAGGTTTACATGCTAATGTTGATGAAAAATTAGTATTGCCTGAAATTAAGACTGCACAGGATATGTACATATTACCTGCATTAGGTAGTGCTTTCTATAATAGATTACAAACAGGTGTTGATTCAAATAACTTAACTGCCAATGAATTAATATTAATAAATGATTATTTAGTTGATTGTTTAGTGTATTATGTAATGGCAGAATTGCCAATGGGATTATCTTACCAATTCTATAACAAAGGATTATTAAGAAAGTCAGGTGACAATCAAGAAAACCCATCAATGCAGGATATGATTGATGTGGCTAATAGATATAGAGCAAGGGCAGAATTCTATAAAGAAAGAATGATTAAATACCTTAAAGAATATGAACAATTGTATTTTGAATACTTAAATTTTGGTAGTGGTATTGATGCAATCAGACCTGAAAATAATGGATATTCTGCATCTATATGGTTAGGTGACAATGATTGTTGTGATGGCAAAACATTATCAGAAAAGTATCAAGGTAATAATGGATGCAGATAATATGAGTAAGAAAGCTAATATTAAGAATCAGAATAAACTTAAAGTTTATTTATCTAAAATAAAACCCAATGACATTAAACCAAATAGTAAAGGAAATAACAACAATAGGCAATGACCATGAACAGGTTAAGTATGTCTATTTTGGTGATGTATGGGAACGATTAAGCAATGGTGAGGTTACTTATCCTGCATTGTTTTTCACATTAAATTCTGCAGCTTTTTTAGCAAAGCAAATTCAGTACAATTTTTCTATATACTTAATGGATAGGATGCTAAGTGAAGAAACAAATGAAACTGAAGTATTAAGTGATATGACATTGATAGGTGAAGATATGATGGCACAATTAAGAAAACCTACCCAACAATGGATAGTTTCTGATAATGCTTTAATTACTTATTATACAGAATCAGACCCTGATTACTTAGCAGGTATTAAGATTGATATAACATTAACATTACCATCTATTAATAATAGATGTCAAGTACCAAGTACATATGGAATCTAAAAAAATAAATCAGTTAGCAACTGCAGTCAGCCCTTCAACAAGTGACTTAGCTATTATTGGTGACCCTGTAACAGGGGTAAGTAAGAAGATTACATGGCTGCAAGTTTCTACTTTAATTGGTACTGCTGCTAACTTGCAACAGGTTACAGATAATGGTGCAACTACAACTAACCCTGTAACTATTGGTGGTTTAACAATTACAGGATTAAGTACAGGGGTTTTAAAAAGTGATAGTGGGGTTATTAGTTCTGTACCTTTTGGTGCAGCTAATGGTGTAGCAACATTGGCAGGTGATGGCAAAGTACCATCAAACCAATTGCCATCTTATGTTGATGATGTGGTTGAAGTAGCAAACTATGCTGCTTTGCCTGTAACAGGTGAAACAGGTAAGATATATATTACCTTAGATAATAATAAAGTATATAGATGGGGTGGGTCAGTATATGTAGAAATTGCTGCTAATAATGCAATATGGGGTTCTATAACAGGTACATTAGCTAATCAAACAGATTTGCAAAATGTATTAAATTTAAAGGCTACTGATTCTTTAGTAGTGCATTTAGCAGGTACAGAAACAATTACAGGTACTAAGACATTTAGCAACCCAAGTAAAAATGATGGGGGGATATTATTACAAAATGGTTCATCATATTCACTAAGTGGGTATATGAATTTGGGGGGTATGACTGATGGTTTAAGATTTACAAGTGGTGGTGGCATTAGTAACTATTTTGCATTACCAAGTTCGGTTGGTTATACTTATACATTCCCTGCCATTTCAGGTACAATTGTAGCAATAAGTGGTGGTAATTCTACACAATATATTGATGGCACAGGTTCATTACAAACATTTCCAACATTACTTTCAAGTGATAACTTAGTTAAGTTAGTAAGGAATCAAAGTGGTGCAACAATGACTGCAGGTACTATTGTTTATATTAGTGGTGCTACAGGTAATAAGCCATTAATAACAAAAGCTATAGCTACAGGTGATGCAACAAGTGCACAGACTTTTGGATTAGTTCAAAGCAGTATTGCAAACAATGCAGATGGGTATGTAGTTATTATTGGTAATATAGGTGATTTAGATACAAGTGCATTAACAGAAGGTCAGCAATTATATTTAAGTGGTACAACTGCAGGTGCTTATACAACTACAAAGCCATATGCACCTATTCATTTAGTGTATGTAGGTATTGTTTTGCGTAGCCATCCTAATCAGGGTATCATAGGTGTTAAGATTCAGAATGGTTATGAAATGGATGAACTGCATAATGTTGATGCACAAAGCCCATCTAATAATGATATTTTATCTTATAATACAACTACAAGTTTATGGGAACATAAGCAGATAGCAACTACATTAGGATTCACACCAATATCATTAGCATCTTTAAGTGCAGTAAGCCCATTAATTTATAATAATGGCACAGGTGCATTTAGCATTCAAGTTGCTACTGCATCACAAAATGGGTACTTATCTTCAACAGATTGGTCAACATTTAATAATAAACAAGCTGCATTAGGTGGTACAGGATTTGTAAAAATATCAGGTAGCACAATCAGCTATGACAATAGCACATACTATTTGGCTTCAAACCCAAGTGCATTTATTACATTGGCATCTTTAAGTGCAGGTACAGGTATTTCATATAGCAATACTACAGGTGTAATTAGTTCAACAATTACACAATATACAGATGCATTAGCAAGGGCTGCAATAAGTTCTTCAGCAACAGGTTTAACATATACATCTGCAACAGGTGTATTCAGTTTAACTGCAGGTTATGCAATACCAACTACTGCAAAGCAGACAGAATGGGATACTGCTTATACAAATAGAATTTCAAGTTTAACCACTACAGGTACAAGTGGTGTAGCTACATTAGTTGCAAATACTTTAAACATACCTAATTATGGTTCAGTATTAAGTGGATATGTGCCATATACAGGTGCAACTGCTAATGTTGATTTAGGTGCATATAAACTTACAACAAGTTCACCATTAATAGATAATATTGGTAGTGGGGGAAGTTTAAATTTTAAAATGTATAATTCATCTGATGACTATGCATTAAATAACAATAATTCTTTTTCATTCTACCCATTAGCAGGATACTATGCTATTTTTTCTTTTAATAATGCAGGGGTTAAAAAAAGATTTTTATTTCATACAGGTAATTTAGCAGCAGATACACCAAGATATTATGGTATGCCTAATGCTGATGGTACTTTAGCATTAACTTCAGATATTGTAACTTATACATTACCTACTGCAAGTACAACTATTTTAGGTGGGGTTAAAGTTGATGGTACTACAATTACAATAAATGGTAGTGGTGTTATATCAGGTGCTAATACATATTCTTTACCAATAGCAACTTCATCTGTATTAGGTGGGGTTAAAATTGGTTCAGGTGTTAGTGTTGATGTAAATGGTGTTATTAGTGTATCAACAAATTATCAAGCACCTTTAAATGGTACAGGATTTGTAAAGGCTACAGGTACTACAATCAGTTATGATAATAGTACATACCTAACTACATCTTCTGCATCTTCAACATATGTACCTTATACAGGTGCAACAGGAAATGTTAACTTAGGGGTATATAGTATAACAACAGGAAGTACTGCTACATTTAATTCAAGTAATAGTATTGCTGCAGTTTTTACAAATTCAGGTAATGCAAGTAATTTTAATAGTATAGAATTAAAAGGGGGAAGTGCAGGTACTGCAAGAAATTGGCAAATAAGTAAAGATAATAGTACTTCAAATGCTTTTGAATTAGCAGCATCAACAACTAATGGTGGTAGCACTTATGGTAGCCCTGTTTTTAAAATATTAAATACAGGTGTAGCTACATTTAGTGGCAGTATATCTGCATCAAATTTAAGTGGAACTAATACAGGTGACCAAGATTTAAGTGGGTATGTAACAATAGGTACTACACAAACAATTACAGGTGCTAAAACATTTAGTTCACAATTAGTAGTTAATGGAAATATTGTTTATATAAATGGTGCACAACCTGAAACCCGTTATACTGAAAATGATGTAGGTGCTTTACCACTTGGATTGTGGCGAAGTGTATTAGGTGGTGATGCATTTTATATACAAAAAAATACTGCAGTTGCAGGTGATTTTTCAACTGCTATAGATTGTTTAAAATTTGCAAGTTCAGGTGCTGCAATATTTAGTTCAACAGGTGCTTTTAATAATGCTACATTAAATGGTGCTTATCTTGTTGTTAAGGGTGCAAATGGAGTACCTGCATCAAGTGGTACTACAACAACTGCAGTTTTTAGAGTATCAAGTGGTACAGGTTTATATAATGTTCTTGATTTTGGAACTAATGAATCATTAGATTATTCTTGGATTCAATCAACAAGAGCAAATAGTTTAGGAACTTATGACTACTTAGCTATTCAACCTAATGGTGGAAACTTGCTTGTTGGAACTTTAAGTAATTCTTCTTACAAACTTGATGTTAATGGTAATGGTAGATTTACTTCAGGTCTTACTGCAGCAAGTTTTAGTACAGGTGGTAATATTGAAGTAACAACAACAAGTGCAGGATATTATATTTATAATTCTAAACCTGCTTTAAGATATTCTTATTTTGGTTATAGTAGTAGTTATCATGGTATATTAGTTGGTGCAACAACAGGTAATCAATCTTTATTTTTTAATGTTGATATAACAGGTAATCCAAGTGGTGCATTTAGTGGGGGTGGTAGTGAATATGTATGGAGAAATACAGGTTCATTTATTACACCTAATGCTTCAAATAATGGTTATAATACTTTATTTAGTTGGAATAGTAGTGGACAGGTTACTATTAATAATTTAAGTGTATCAGGATTTACAATAGGTAGCAATTTACAATTAGGTGATTATACAGGTAGCACATCTTTAACATTTGCTTCATCTAATAATGGTATTGCTAAAATTAATTTTTATGATGGAAATAATACTGAAGGTTTATATTTAAGAACAGATGGCGAAGCATATGGTGGTACTATGACATTTGGTGCAAGATGGGATGATGATGAAGCAAAAATTGTATTTAAAATGTACCAAGTATCAGCAGGTGGTTCTTACCATGCAAGAGTAGGTATAGGTACTACTGCACCACTTAAAATATTACATATTGCTGAAGGTGGAAATAATAATGGTATTTTATGGACAGATGATGCAGCAGGTAATTATAGAAATGAAATAAATAATACATATAGTGGTGCTGCTGCTGCTTCTAACACAATGGTATTTAAAGTTAGTAATGCAACAACAACAGGTCAGGTAACTGCCTTGACTTTGAATGGTGCAGGTGCAGGTACTTTTGGTGGGGGTCTTACTATTGGAAGTACTATGAATATTAATGGGAATGGTGCAATAAATATAAATTCTCAAAATGGGTTTCAAGTAGGTGCAGATGCTTTTAGTGGTGGTTTTTATGTATATGATAATACTGCAAGTGTTTATAGATTTAAAATAACAAATGCAGGACTTGCTAATTTTAGTGGTAATGTTTATGCAGTAGGTTCATTTGTTGCTTCATCAAGTACTACTGCTGAAATAAGACTTCAAGGTGGTTCATATGGTAGTTCATATAATACTTCACTAAGGTCTATAGCAGGTGCAATAGGAATATTACAATTTGGTAATAATGGTGAAAACTATATTTTAGCAGGTAATACTCTTGCAGGTGGTTATTTATCAATTAGGGTAAATTGTGCATCAGAATCTATTACTGCAGGTACAGAAGCAGTTAGATTTTTAGCAAGTGGTGGTACAAATTTTTATGGTACAATAACAAGCACAAGTGATATTATTGCATATTATTCATCTGATAAAAGATTAAAAGATAATATAAAAAATATTGAAAATAGTATTGATAAGATTAAAAAATTAAATGGTATATCTTTTAATTGGAATGATAAGCAAGATATATATGAAATAGGTAAAAAAGATTATGGTGTAATTGCACAAGATGTAGAAAATATATTGCCTGAACTTGTTGAAACAAGAAGCAATGGATATAAAGCAGTTAAGTATGAAAAATTAATTTCTTTATTAATTGAAGGTATTAAAGAGCAACAAGTACAAATTGATGAACTTAAAAAACAAATAATATAATGGGTGTACCTGTAAGTGGACAAGTAAGTTTAGGTGATATTGGTAACATATATGTTAAAATGAAACCAACAAATGTATCTTTAAGAGAATGTACATTAGTAACTGCAGTAGGTGGTTACTATGACCCACAATGGTTTGGTACACCTTATGAAATTAGTAGTTTTCGTGGTTGGGTAGGTTATGGATATAATTATAATTTTAGTGCAGGTATTATACATGATTTTGGTTTAAATAATCTATACCCTACAAGTACAAGTGTTATAGCAGATTGTGCTTTTACTTCAAGAACAGGCACTTTTGTAACAGGTACAGGTAATGGTACTGCAACTAATATAACAGGATATAGTTCAACATTCCCTGCAAATATTGCAATTAATGCTTCATCACAATATTCTATTAAACTTGATAACTATGCTAAATTTACAGGCAATTCACCATATACTGCAGTAATATGGTTCAAAGTAAATTCATTCCCATCAAACTATCCGGGTCTTATTGCTGCTGAAGGTAGGTCAGGTAGCACACCAATAGGTTGGGGTTTATATATAAGTAATGCAGGTAGCCCTTATACTTATAATATAACACATAGCAGATGGAATGGTACAAGTGGTAGTGGTGCATTTAATACAATTAGTTGGAGTAATGGGTTACCTGCATTTTCAACTAATAAATGGTATATGGCAGCAGCAAGATATACAGGGTCATTAAATTGGGTTGAACTTTTTATTGATGGTACAAGATATTATCAATCAATATCTGATACAAATTCAACAACTTCAGATGCAAGTTGGGGTGCTTTTGCAGGATTAAGATATAATAATTGGCTTGATGGTGTTTTAGGTTATACTGCTATTTATAATGGAGATATTGGTACTACAGGTGTAAATGCAATATATGAATCAACAAGAATAAGATATGATGTATAATATAATAAATTTAAAACAAACAAAAAGTATTATAACATTAATAGCCTTATTATTAATGGCTTATATAATATTAAATAGCAATATAACATATGTAATGCCTATAAGATTTAATAGTGCAGATTCAGTAATGCAAGATTTTTACCCTTAAAATATATAAAAATGAAAAAAATAGAACCCATTTTAATTTGGGATAATGGACAAGAAAAGAAAGCAGAAGTATTAAATGCTTATGCATCAATTGTTAACTTAAATGCAAATGCTACATTTAATTATTCATTGCATGATTTAAAAGATGATGGCAATATAGGTCAACAAGTAACTTCAGGCACAATTTACATGGATAATGATGAATATGCTTTATGGAATACAGATGATGTAGCATGGGATTTTGTAGCTTCTAAATTAAATTTAGTAATTATTGGTGATTATATTAAGCCTGTTATTGAATAATAATAATATAAAAATGTAAAAAATTGTTATATTTGTGTATAAAATATATATAATATTATGAAACTAACACTTCAGCAGGTCGTTGACCTTAATTATGAATTAAATGGCTTAGCAGTTAAAACAAGCGAAGGCAAACAAATTCAGATTACTAAAGGCATTTTAGCCCAAAAGACATCCATGAAATTGAAACTTTATTTGCAAAGACTTAACAAAGTTGTAGCTGATGAAATTAAATTATATGATGATGCTAAGAAAGAAATATTTGAAAAGTATGCAATAGGTGAAGGTGAAGATAAAGATATTCCTGAAGATAAGATTGAAGATGCAGAAAAAGAGCATAAAGACTTAATTACTGCTGAAAAAGAAATTGATGTTGCAAACCTATGGTCAGGTAATATTACCATTGAAACCCTTGCTGACATTGAAACAGAAGAAAATTACCCTGTATTATTAAAACTTATAGATAAATAAAATGGCACAAAGCAATCAAGCAGACACATTAACAATAGTAAGTGGATTAGGTGCAGTTGTAAGCATCACAAGCATTCAACCTATTGTTACATTATTAGCAAGTTTGGTTGCTATTGCATCAGGTTTATTTGCTATAAGATATTACTACAAAGCAGCAAAAAAATTTAAGTAATGTATAAGAACATTTTTATTGGAGTAGTAATATTTTTGTTACTACTTTTTTTGTTTAGCAAAAGCACCTATATTGGTAATACTATAACCATTACTAAGGTTGATACTATCTATAGTAAGCAGGAAATAGTAAAGTATAAGAAGGGAAAAGATATACAATTTACTATCATTGATTCTGTACCATATCCTGTACATATCCCTGTGCATGATACTATTCAGATTATATCTGATTATAGCCGTATATATGCGTATAATGACACAATAAATATGGATTCAAGCCGTTTTATTATTAATGATACTATTAGTCAGAACAGAATAATAGGCAGGAAATTTAATGCATCTATTGCCGAAAAGACAATAACAATCAACAATACCAAGATAATTCAGCCTAAGAATGCTATATATGTTGGGGGTGATTTGACAAGTTATAATGGCAGATTAGAACCCAATATAGGAATAGGATTCAAAATGCCATCAGGTTTATTTATGGCTAAGTATGGTACATTAGGTTATTCAATAGGATATTATAAAAAGCTATGAAACAATTCTTTACAGAAGAAAATGGTAGGTTATCAATGAAAAGGCTTTGTGGCTTTTTCTGTACTTTATCATTATGTATTAAGCTATTAGGCACACCTACAGAAGCATTAGTTTATTCAGTAGCAACATTAGGTGCAGCTTGTTTAGGGTTAACTGCTGCTGAAAAAATATGGAAAAAAGACTAATATGAAAGACCAAGTAACTTTAGACAGAATTAATCTATTGCACCCAAAACTTCGTGATGAAGTAGTTAAGATGTATGATGAAATAGTAGCTGCCTTAACAGGGTCAGCTATTTGCCGTTTTGCATATACCCTAAGAACCTTTGCTGAACAGGATGCATTATATGCACAGGGCAGAACTAAGGGGGGTCTTAAAGTTACTAATGCTAAAGGTGGGCAGTCATATCATAATTATGGATTAGCTATTGACATAGTATTGTTGGTTGATAAAGATAAGAATGGCACATATGAAAGTGCATCATGGGATATTAAGACAGACTTTGATGGTGATGGCAAAGCAGATTGGATGGAAATAGTAACCATCTTTAAAAGATATGGGTTTGAATGGGGTGGTGATTGGAAATTTAATGATGCACCACATTTCCAAAAGACTTTTGGTAAGACCATTAATGAATTAGCTGAACTTCATAAAAATGATAAAGTTGATAAAAATGGGTTTGTCTTAATATAAAAAATATGCTAAAAACCAAAAGAAGAAGATTATTCTTTGACATTGAAACAAGCCCTAACATTGGCTTATTTTGGGAAGCAGGATACAAAAAAAATATTGATGTTTCAAACATTATACAAGAAAGGGCTATAATCTGTATATGTTATAAATGGGAAGATGAAAAAGAAGTTTACTACCTGACATGGGATAGTAAGCAGAATGATAAAAGGATGCTGCAGCAGTTCATTGAAGTAGCTAATGTAGCTAATGAATTGGTAGGGCACAATGGTGACAAGTTTGATTTGGCATGGATTCGTACAAGGTGTTTATTTCATGGAATAGAAATGTTCCCTGATTATGTAACCATTGACACATTAAAGATTGCAAGGCAGAAGTTTAGGTTTAATTCAAATAGGCTGAACTATATAGCAGATTTCTTAGGCATAGGTACAAAGATTAAAACTGAATATAGTTTATGGAAAGACATTCTATTGCATAAGGATAAGGTAGCAATGGGTAAGATGATTAAGTATTGCCAAAAAGATGTGGTACTACTTGAAAAAGTTTATAAGGCATTAAGTGGGCACATAAAGTCTAAAACACATTATGGTGTAATATTTGGTGGTGACAGGGGTACATGTCCTGAATGTGGGTCAGATGATTTAACAAGAAATAATAAGGTAGTAACTGCTACAGGATTGACAAGGATTCAATATAAATGCAAGACCTGTCATAAATATCATTCTAAAACTGATAAGTGATGAGCAAACTTTTGTATTCAATTATTGATGATTTATTGTTTAGAGAAGAAAAGGGTAGAATAGAATATGGCACTACAATGGACAGGACTGACCTGACTGAATTAGAATGGATGCAACATGCTTATGAAGAAGCATTAGACTTAGCAATTTATTTAAAAAAGATTATAAAACTTAAAAAAGATGAAGATGCCAAAAGGGTTTAACAAGTGGTCAGCAGTAGAACAGGAATCATGGTTAGTGAAAAGATTGCAGGAATACTATGCAGTTGAAACACAAATATCAAGAATGTTGGCATCTATTAGGGGTGGTCAAAGATTGCAGGTATCTGAAATTGAAAGACCTGATGAACTATTGTTAAAAGCAGTATAATGAAAATAGCCATTATAACCTTATTTTTGGCAGTTATTTCAATTTTGGCATATCCATACACAAAACAGGATAAGTTTGAAATTCAAGGCACTTCTGTTGATTTAAGTGTTACCATATTGGTTACAGAAGATACTGCAAAAGCAGCAGCATATGTAAGGGCTAATTTAGATACTACTGCAAAGGGGTCAGATTTTGATTGCAGGGGGGTTACATTTCCAACACAGGATGGTAAGCCAATTATTATTTGGCTGCCTAATTTAGAAGATAAAGGGGTTATAAGTCATGAACTATTTCATGCAACTATAAGCAAGATGCAATGGGCAGGTATATCATTGACAGATGATACAGAAGAAATATATGCCTATGAACTTCAATACTTAACTAATCAATTTAATAATCATGTCAGAAGGTCTAATTAGAATTTTTGAATGGATAGCTGAAATTTGGCGTGATTACCTAAGCCCTGTATTAGTTCTAAGATGTTATGAAGGTGGGGTGCTACTTAGATTAGGCACATACAGAAAGAATTTAAAAGAAGGGATTAATTTTAAAATTCCATTAATAGATGAAGTTCATTTTGTTATTACAACAATAGATACTTTTCATATAAGCCCTGTGGATATTACCACATTAGATAATAAACAGGTTTCAGTTGAACCTATTATTAAGTTTGATATTATAGACCCTAAGAAATACCTTGTTGATGTTAATGAAGCAGCAGGTAACATACATGACATTGCAAGGGGGGTTATTGCAGATTACCTTACAGATTGTACATGGGATGAAATAAAGAAGAAAAGTACCCTGACTGCCATTAAGAATGCCCTTAAAAAAGAATGTGATGACATGGGCATTAATATTTATAAAGTGTATTTTGGTAGGATTGTTACCACAAAAATGTACACTATCTTTAAAGACTAACTAAGTTTTTTAGTAATTGTTGCTAATGTTTTTAGCAATTACCATTCATCAGTTTTATTTGCCGTTCATGTATTTTATTTGGATATGTTGTGTGTATCCTGTATATTTGTTGTATAGTTCTTTGATATATTAACAAACAAACAGGTGAGGCACACCATAAACTGCACAAACAATTATGATAAATCCATTTATCAAAACACAGATTAAAAGTATCATGAAGCAATTACCAAAACAATTGCCTTATGACCACCCTGATTATTTTACAACATTTGAACTAATGATTTACACAAACAATGAAATTAATGAATGGGATTTAGATGACTTTGACCATTTTAAAGATTTAAGAAGTTTAGACAAAGTTGTAAAAAAGATTATTAAAGACTATGGTAAAAGATTAAATCACATTGATTTTAAATGGTCAGAAGAAGAAGGGGATTTTGACCAAATGACAATTTACATTAGAGATGTAAATAAATAAAAACAAATAGGGATGCGACTATTCAACGCATATTTTATTCATCTTAATAATACAACTATGAGAACAGAAATTTATTCCTATGAACAATTATGTCAAATGTATGGTAAGCATATTATTGACCCATTAGAAACTTATGAGTATTGGCAATTACAGACTACAGGACAGATTTTATTTCAAGGCACACCTTATGACCTGCATGATTGGTTAGCTATTACCAAGAAGAAAGCAACACCATTTGCAGGGTATGACTATGAAGATGATGCATTTACATTTGGGCAATGGATGCAGCATCAGGCTGAAATGGAATATAACAAAATGATTGAAATTTAATATCTTTATAAAAACTACAACATGAAAAACCTACTACAAGCACTTGTTAAATTTAACAATGAAGTGCTACCAATTATTAAGGGTGCAAACAATCCCTTTTTTAAATCTAAGTTTGCTGACTTAGCAACTATTCAGCAGACTATTAAGCAACCATTATGTAAAAATGGTTTAGTTATAACACAAGCAAACATATGGACTGATAGTCAATTGTTTGTTGAAACAAGAATATGGCATAGTGAATCAGGTGAAAACATAGCTTCAGTATTCCCTGTTATTGTAAACAAACAGGCAGCACAGGATTATGGTTCTGCAGTATCTTATGCAAAAAGATATTCACTAAGTGGGCTAATGAATTTAATCATTCAGGATGAAGATGATGATGGTGAAAAAGCACAGGGCAGAAATAACCCTGCACCATTACCTATTAATCTTAATGAAGATAAGAAATTGTATCTTATAACATTACTTGAAAAGACTGCCTATGATGATGATACTAAAGATAAGTTAGCTATGAAGATTGAAGCAATGAATACACCTGCACAATTTAAGAAGGCTGAAGCTAATTTGTTAGCTAATCAAATTGAAGATAGGAATAGGATAGCAATGGGCTTAAACTATAATCAATCAGACATTAAAAAAACACTTAAATAATGAGGGAATATACTTTTGAATTTCTTACTGACAAGGCTGAAAAAATGTTGGATTACTTAGCAAAGCCATTACCTAAAAATGATACTGCTGACTTTCATGATTCATTAATTTCAAGATTAGATAACCTAAGTATTGCCATGACACAATCAGGTGAATATAGAACTGCTGCTGAATACAAAATAGATTGTGTAATTGATTTAGAAATAGGTAATAAGATTGAAGAAATCATGGATGGTAAGTTAGCTACAAGCACTATTAATATGTGGGTTAAAAGCAAAGCAAGGGATTGGACAAGGCTTAGGAATGCATTTGACAGAATCAATGCATCTTCAGTACATCAGATTGATGCTATCAGAAGTATCCTTTCATGGGAAAAAGCTAAAATACAATTATAATATGGAAAACATGTGGGGTATAAAAATTAGCAGGATTTCAATTCCTGAAGAAAAACTAACCTTTAATGAATGGGTTAGGCAATTCAATGTTTCAAGTTTCTATGAAGATAGGACTGAAATACTTAGCAAGTCATGTATTAATAATCAATACAATTTTTCAAAATTAAAACAAAAAAATGAGTCAAAAACTACAGGTGCTTAATCACCTTAAAAAAGAAACCCTAACACCATTAGTGGCATTAAGAAAGTATGGTACACTTAGATTAGCAGCTATTGTATTTAACCTTAGAAGTGAAGGTTATAGAATTGAAACTAATAGTATCAATGTAGGTACAAAGAAAAAACCTAAGTATGTAGCTAATTATAAATTAATAAAACTTTAATCATGTCAGAAGAAAAAAAGAAATATGGTGCTTGGAAAAAAGAAACATCTAAAGGTGAAGTAATTAACTTTTCTATTGAAGGCAAAAGATATTCAATGTGGGTTAATACATATAAAAAAGAATCAAGGCATCCTGATTATCAAATATTTGAAGATACATATGTGATGCCACCAAAAGAAGTACAAACCAATAACCAAGAATCTGCAGAAGATTTACCATTTTAATTATGATTTCAACTACTAAACAAGAATTAATAAATACATATTCTTCTATAAGAAAAGGGTTTTCAGACCTACACAATATAATGAAAAAAGAAAATTTAATTGATGATGACTTTTTTAATGTTCAATATCCAAAAATTGCAACACCTGAAAAAATAGTAGAATTAGTTAATGATTTCTTTGATGCTGATTTAAGGGCTAAGAATAGAAAGAAAACTACTATTTATGCAAGACAAGCAGCAGCATATATTTTAAGAAAATACACCCATTTGTCATTACAGGAAATAGCATTTAATGTAGGACTTACAGACCATACAAGTGCTATATATCATGTCAGAAAATGTCAGGATATTATGGATACAGAAGAATGGTTTAGGGATAAAGTTTATTATATTATTGCTGAAATAGAAGAATATTTAGTACATTTGAGGTCTAAAGATTAATATTAATGCTATGTCGTATATAGCTTACACAGACAATATTGGGTCAAGGATGAACTGCAGATACGACCTGCAGGGATTCTGCGACCCATTTTTTATTTTATGGCAAAAGACCCTGCAGTATTATTTTATACATCAGATTTTTTAAGTGGCACATTTACTTTAACAGATGAACAGGTAGGTAAGTATATTAGATTGTTATGCTTACAACATCAGAAAGGTAAGCTAAGTGCAAAGGATATGCTAAGCATATGCAAAGCATATGATGTTGACATTTATGAAAAATTTAAAGTAGAAGATGGTTTTTACTTAAATGAAAAGATGTACAATGAAACTATTAGAAGGCAAAAGTTTACAGAAAGTAGAAGAAATAATGCTAAAACAACTAAAAATGATAGCATAAGCGAAGCACATGCTAAGCATATGCCTAAGCATATGGAAACTGAAACTGAAACTATAACTATAACTAATACTATAAATAGAAAGGAAAACTTTGAAAATTTAGTATCTGAATATAAAAGCCTACTAACTGAATCATATGATGAATTTATTGAATATTGGTGTGAACCATCTAAAAGTGGTAAATTACGATATGAAGCAGAAAAGTTTTTTGATGTGAAAAGAAGGGTTAATACTTGGATTAAAAACAAACTTAAATATGGAAATACAAAAACATCTACACCAACTGCAGCAAGTACAAAAAGAATGTCAGACCTTGCAGATTGGGTTAATAGCTGATAATGAAATATTAGAAGCATTTAAAGGTGATAAGTTAAACTTAGTATCACCTGTAACTTTAAAGCAAACATTGGCTTATATCTTTACTTTAATAGGATTAACTAAATATCCTGATGAAAATGAATTTGCTATTATTGAAGATTACATAAGGACATCATATCCAAAATTTACTTTACAGGAATTTAGGATAGCATTTAAGATGGCTACACAAGGTAAATTAGATTGCCATGTTGACCATTATGAAAAGTTTAGCCCTAAGTTTATTAGTCAGGTAATGAATGCATACAAGGGTAAAGCTAATGATATTAGAAAGATGCTGCAATATAAGCAGGTTGAAGAACTGCCTGTACCTAAATTAACTGATGACCAAATTGTTGACTTCAGCAAAAAGGAATGGCTTGAAAGTAAAAAGGATGATTTTAATAGATTGTTTAATGCAGACAGGGTATTTGATATACTTTACAAAAGGGGTGACATTAAAATTAATGCTGAAACAATTGCTGAAACATTAAAAATAGTTAGGGCAGATAATCTTTACAGGCTTAATAAACTATCAGTATTAGAAGCTAAAGAATTCAATAAGCAGATTAAGAATGAAGATTATATAGAAACACAATGTAAGAAGTTAACAATAGTAAGATACTATGAAAATTTATCAGATTAAATATACTAACTATGGCATTGTTAAATACTGCTATAGTAGTAACTTTGTTGATATTTATTTAAACTTTACTGATGTTGAAATTGATAAAGATAAATTAATATTCCCTAAAGAATTCTATGATGCATTAAATAAATTCAATGGATATATCAGCAAATGAATTAACTAAGTGGGCTAAAACCAACTTTGAATACATGGGTTATAGACTTAACAGGGTTAACAATATACCTTATGGTAAAAGAAAAGGCACTATTCAAAAAGGATGGGCAGACCTACAGGGTTACACTACAGATGGTAAATATTTGGCAGTTGAAATTAAAAAACTTGGTGACAGATTAAGCATTGACCAAAAAGAAAGATTTAATGATATACATAAATGTGGGGGGATTGTGTATATTTGTACTGAAAAGGATAACAAGCCTATTCTTATAGAATGGTCAAAACTGAAATTATAGCTAAGCTATGGGATAACAAAGAAGTTAATGAAGCATTTTCCAAGATGCATCCTGTAGAACTGCAATATGATTTGAAGGCAGAAGTTTTTTTAGTTCTTTGTGAAATGGATGATGACAAGTTGATAGGAATGTATAACAGAAATGAAATAAGATTTTTTTTAGTTAGGGTTATGCTTAACATGATTAAATCAGACAGAAGTACATTTTGGAAACAATATAGAAACTATACTGAATATGATGGTAAAGAACAGGTAGAAGTAGTACAGGCAAACATTATAGACAAAATGGAATCAAGCATTGAAAAACTACATTGGTATCAAAAAGAAATATTAAGACTATATGCATTAGACTTTAACAAGAATGCAAAAGAATTAAGCAGACAAACAGGAATACCATACATGTCTATTATAAGAACTTTAAAACAAACTAAAACAGAACTAAAGAAAAACATTAGAACATGATTCAAATAATTTTAACTGCAATATGTGCATCACTATTTTTTAATACTATCCACAAGCTACACATTAAATGGGGAATCAATTTCAAGCCTTTCAATTGTACAAGTTGTTTGGCTGCATGGATTGCAGCAGTATTGTGTTTCACACCTGAATTAGTGTTAAATTTAGCTTCTGCACTATTTATTAGTGGATTACTAACACCATTGGTGGAAAACTTAATGGAAAAATTATTTTAATATGATACAAGAACACAAAGATTTTTTAGTTGAAAACATCAACAATTGGCATACTGCACAGAATGGCTATGTCAGAAACTTAGATTTGCCATTGCTTAAAATGTATGAGCATATATACAGAAAACACTTAGATGCTAATTTTGTACTTACCCATTGGTGTGGTGGTTGCAAGATGGAAATGATTACAAGGTTGTATAAGTACTATGAAAGTTTACCAATAGAAAACTTACCTGTAGAAAAGAAAGAAATTCTAATTGAATTAACTAATGATAATTTTGAAGAAGATTCAGTAATAACTTTTATAACAGAAGAACCTAAAAAAAGAGGTCGTAAACCAAAAAAGAATGGCTAACTATATACATCCAACTGCTATCATTTATGATGGTGTAACATTAGGTGATAACAATTATATTGGTGCTTATTGCATTATAGGTGCACCTGCTGAACATAAAAAGTATTGGGGTAAAGAAACAGGCAAAGTAATTATAGGTAATAACAATATCATTACAGGTTTAGTTACAATTGATGCAGGTACAGAAGATATTACTTATATCCAAGATAATTGCTTTATTATGAAACATGCACATATAGGGCATGATTGTACAATTTTTGATAATGTTACTATCAGTTGTGGTGCTAAGATTGGTGGTCATTGTATCATTGAACCATATTCAAACATAGGATTGAATGCAGTACTACATCAATATGCACATGTGCATGAAGGTTGTATGATAGGTGCAAGTGCATTCTTTAAAGGTGAATCAGAACCATTTACAAAATATGCAGGTGTACCTGCAAGAAAATTAGGTAGCAATGAATATAGCCGTAATCTTATTGACCCTAAATAGAAGTGACTATTCTATTCAAGTGATTAACCAAAACTTTAAAAATAGTGGTTACAATGCTGACTGCTTTTTAATTGATAATGGTAGTACTGATAAAGAATTTTTAAATGTAGCTAATGCATATAAATGGCATTTTGCTACATGGTCACAATCAAAAAGGGGAATAGCTGCAGGTGTGAATTTTGGGCTAACACTTACTAAAGATTATGATGCAGTTGTAATTATGGCAAATGATATTTTAATGCCTGAATTTTGGCTATTGTCAATGGTCAATCATTCAATCAATATACCAAGTACAGGAATCATTGGCATACATTGTGTAGAAGAATTACCCCCATTAGTTGATGGCATCCATAAGACACATACACCATTTGGTAACAATCTTATTACAAGAAGTTTAATAGATACTATAGGTGGGTACAATACAGAATATGACCCATATGGAATGCAAGACAGGGATTATGCAGAAAGGGCTACATTGGCAGGGTACACTAATTACTATCTGCCAAATATGAAAAGTGTACATATAGGGCATGATGTTGGTGAAAATTCTGAATATAGGATAATGAAAGATAATAGTTTAAACATAGCACAATTGGTATGGGAAAGATACCAACCAATATATCACCAACAAAAGAATCTGTTTATACCTTATGCGAATATTAGCAATAACAAGTAAATTTAGTGGGGTTGGCTATCATAGGATTATGATGCCTTTAGTTAATATGCAGAAAGATTATTGCATGATAACAGATACTTTGAGTGAAGAAATAATAGATAACAAGTATGACATCTTAGTGATGAATAGAATGCTGACAGGTGTAACCCCTGAAGAATTACAAGCATGGCAAAAGAAATATGGCTTTAAGATTGTAGTTGACAATGATGACTATTGGGAATTACCCCCATCACACCCATTAGCATATGCCTACCAAATTAATCAAGTACCTGCACAGATTAAATCATTTATACAAATTGCTGACCTATGCACCTGTACACATGAAAGGTTGGCTGAAGAAATATCTGCATTGAATAAGGTAGTGGAAATACTACCTAATGCATTACCATATGGTGAAGAACAATTTATGGATAATAAGATTGAAAGTGATTTAGTCAGATTGTTTTGGTCAGGTTCAGGTACACATGAAAAGGATATTGACATTCTTAGGAATCCAATGAAGAAAATTAATTTCCCTGTTAAGACAATTGTAGCAGGTTACAATGATGGTGAAAAATTAATATGGGGTCGCATTATTGATTCATTTACTAAAGGGCTTAAATTGAATCCTACCATCTATAACTACAATGAAGTGACAAAGTACATGGCAGCATATACTGATTCAGACATTAGTGTTATACCATTGGTTGACAATAAGTTTAATGCCATGAAGTCAAACCTAAAGATATTAGAAACTGCTACCAAGAAGAACCCTGCCATTGTATCACATGTCAACCCATACCTTAATATGCCTGTTCAGTATGTAAAGAAGCAAACAGATTGGTATAAACATATGCATCAATTAGTTCATGATAAAGAATTAAGGATAGGACTTGGACAGGAATTATATGACTACTGCCATAAGCATTATAACTTTCACCAAATAAATAAGCAAAGGTTTGCTATTTATAATAAACTAATAGGCAAATAATGGAATTCTGCATACAATTTTATAACTTTAGAATCAGCTTATTTGTGCTGCCTGACTTCTTATTGATAGGAATAGGCTTAGGATATACCATTGATGAAAACAAGAACATTCACAAAAGTTTAAATATAGGTGCAGCATTCATTTGTTTAGCATTTACCATAATAGATGAAGAACCATACAAAAATTTATATTAAACATTTTGGGTATGGCTTAGAAGATTTTATACCCTGTGAAGTATGTGGGCAAAGGGCAGTTGATATACACCACATTGACTGCAGGGGTATGGGGGGAAATAAGAAGGTTGACACAATAGAAAACCTGATGGCACTATGTAGGTACTGCCATGTGGTAATGGGGGATACTAAGACACATATGGAATATTTAAAACATAAACATAATATAGCATTAAATGGCAAAGGTTAAATCAGATAGCAGAAAGGTAAATTTTGGCAAAAGAAAAGAAGGACATGCTAAGAAATCATTTAATAAACATTCACCAAGACCCAAAAAGTACAGGGGTCAGGGCAGATAAAACAAAGGCAAAACAATGGGGGAACTAATAAAACAGAAACATGGTGGTGCACTTAGACCATTAAAGAAAGGGCAGACTGCTAATCCAAATGGCAGACCAAGAAAGTATATCTGCTTACTTAAAGAACAGGGGTACAAACTATCTGAAATCAATGATACAATACAGGCAATGATGTCTATGGATGAAAAGGAATTAAGGGCAGTATTAGCTAATGATGATGCAACCATTATGGAAAAGACTATTGCAAAGGCAATGATGAAGTCATACAAGAATGGTAGTCTATATTCAATGGACACATTATTGACAAGGGTTTTTGGTAAGCCTAAAGAACAGATGGACATGAAAACAGATAGTACTATTGAAGTTATATTTGTTGATGGTAAAACCATTTTATAATGCAGATATTCCTGCCAACCCCACATGCTAATCAGCAGAAAATACTTGAATCTGATAAAAGGTTTAGGGTTATTATGTGTGGTCGCAGATTTGGTAAGTCAGAACTTTCACAGATATTAGGGGTATCATATGCAGTCAAAGGGCTGCAGGTTGCATACATTACACCTACCTATGGGTTAGCTAAGGTATTTTTTGGTAGGCTAACTGAATCATTACCATTCCCTAAAAACAAGTCTGACCTGAAGATTGACTTCAGCAATGGTGGGCAAATAGAATTCTTTACAGGTGAAAGGTTGGATAACCTAAGGGGTCGCAAATTCCATTTAGTAATAATAGATGAAGCATCATTTATCCCTGACCTTGAAAATGGTTGGAATAATAGTATCAGACCTACCCTGACAGACTTTAAAGGTAAGGCAGTATTTCTTTCTACACCTAAGGGTAAGAACTTTTTCTATAGCCTGTTCATGAAGGCAGGTGAAAATGATTGGGCATCCTTTAAATTCACATCATATGATAACCCACATATTGACCCTAAGGAAATAGATGATGCAAGAATGCAGCTACCTGAAGTAGTATTTGAACAGGAATACATGGCTAACCCTGCAGAAAATAGTGCTAACCCATTTGGTAGCAAGTTTATCAGGGCATGTATCAAACCAATTAGCAACCAACAAATAGTCGCATTTGGGATTGACCTTGCAAAGTCTGTTGACCATACTGCAATCATAGGGCTTGATAATAGTGGCAATGTAGCCTATTTTGATAGGTTTCAAATGGATTGGCACAATACTAAGGAAAACATTAAGAGGCTGCCAAGAAGCCCTATATTGATTGATAGCACAGGTGTGGGTGACCCCATCACAGAAGATTTAAAAAGAGAGGGCATAATGATTGAAGGGCTGAAGTTCACAAGTCAATCTAAGCAGCAGCTTATGGAAGGTTTAGCAACTGCCATTCAGCAGAACAGAATAGGATTCCCTGATGGTGTTATAGTAAAGGAATTAGAAATATTTGAATATATATTTTCAAGTCATGGGGTAAGGTATTCTGCACCTTCAGGCTTTCATGATGATTGTGTTATGGCATTGGCTTTAGCATGGTCTAATTACAATCTTAGAAGGGGGTCAGGCAGGTATTCATTCGTTTAATCAATCATAAGAAGTTGCTTTATAGTGCAACTTTGAGCCGAAAATGATTCATAATCAGCTCATTTTTGATTGATAATACCATTCATCACTTCTATTTGCCGTTCATCACAAAGTTTAAAAATAGTTGGCTTAATGTTTGGAATGTGTATATATCCTGTTATATATTTGTGTAAACAAACAAAAACTATTTATTATGAACTACGAATTAAAGGTTACAGAAACTAAAAACAAAGCAGGTAAATTTCATTACCAAGTTATTGATGAAAATGGCACTATTATTAGTGAAAGAAAAAGCAATAGAGAATATGCTGCATGTACTTCAGGTAGTGGTTATTATTTTGGTAGAATTGATTTGGTAGGTAAAGGTGAACATGGCATGACTATAAAGCATTATAATAAAATATTGGCAATGACAAAATTTCCATATAAACATACTAATGGGGATACACCTGAAGAAGCATTAATTAAATTGCAAAAAGATGCTAAAGAATCATTAGAAAGACTTACTACTATAGCTTACAAAAAATAAACAAACAGGGGGGTGAAATATCCCCCCATTTAAAAATACAACTATGAACAGATTAAAAACAATACAGGAAAAAAGGAATGAGCAATACAAAGCAGAAAGCCTATCAGGTAAATGGTTTTGGTACATCATGGGTGCTGCTTTATTATTAACTGCCTTAATTGAAAACATATGACACAATATGAACTAAAGCAAAGCCTATTGGATAAGATGGAAATAGAAGGTCTTATTGAAAGGATTCAGAAACTTGAAAAAGCATTAGCTTTGAAAGAATTAGAAGTTAAAACACTAACAAGGGAATTAATATCATTTCAGCATGAATACTATAAAGACTAATATGAAAGCAAAATTTAAACTAACCTGTGCAGCAGGTGCATATGAATCTGATACCTTTTGGGGTATCTTCATTGAAGTATTAAAACATAGGTTTTGGCATCTAATGACAGATGGTAAATGGATTGATTAAAAAACACATTATGGATAAATTAGAAATGTATATCATGGCTTTAAAAAGCCAAATGGATAAGATTGAAGATAAAAGCAGTATTGTCTATAGGACATTAGATGCATGTTTAGAATTAGCTAAAGCCATAAATGCATAAAAATGATTATAATAATTGGATTAATTGTCTTAATTTTGATTTGGTTATGGTTAGCATATGAAATGCTATATGCACCAATGCTTGATGATGATGATAAAATTATTGACTTAGACCCTGACAATGAACATGATAATCTATTTTAACTATGTGGCATAAGATTTCAGTTTGGCAATATCAGCAGATGTACCCCATTATTACTAACCCATCTAAAGAATGGACAGAATTTGATATTGAATGTAAGTTGGTAGGCATAGTAAATAACATGACTGAAAAGCAGGTTAGTGAATTGTCTAAAAAAGAACTTAATAAGCTAAGGGCTGAAGTGCTATTTCTTAAAGATGATTATGAAGGTCAACCTGTAAAAAGGATATATACCAATGGTAAGGTATATAAGTTCATTGATGATGCTAAGCATATTAATGCAGCAAGGTATATTGAAAGTAAGTTTTTCTGTAAGGACATTATACCTAACCTTCACAAGGTAGCAGCTTCAATAGTCATACCACAAAAAAGGATATGGTTTAAATGGGTTGACTTAAAGTATGATTCAGACATGCACCAAGAATATGCCAATGATATTCTGTATGCCAATTTTAAAGAAGTCTATTATTCGGTGGTTTTTTTTTATCAAGTATTTCAAGATTGGATGCCAATTACACAGGATTATTTGATAGCCAACCTGAAGCAGAAGGGGATGCAGGATATGAGGGCAGAAAAGGTGGCAGCAATTTTATGGAATATTTTGGATGGCAGTATTGTGCCAAAATAGTTTCTGACCATGAGCACATACCATTGCAAGATGCATATGAACTTAAAGTGGTACATTTTTTAAATACATTGTCTTACCTTAAAGCTAAATCAGATTATGATTCAGAACAGGTTAAGAAAATAAGATAGTTTGTTGGTTAATAAATAGAGCAATCGTACCCCTGCCATTTCTATGGTGGGGGTTAGTTATTTTATAACCTTTGCCCTATTTATATACATGAGCATCAACAGGAATCAAATAGAAGCATTAAGGGATGGCTACATTCAAAAGATAGGTAGTGGTGACTATAAGGTTTTAAATAGCAAGAAACTACCCATACTTGAACAGGCTTTATTAGAATTTGGTAAAGACTTTAATGATGCTATAGTGGATAATTTAGAAAAGGCAGGTGCTATTGGTAGGGGTAAACTTGCTGAACCTGCTTTTCCTACCATCACAAAATTTGGTACTAAGTATGTTTTAAACTTAGGTTATCCTACAGGTAGTGAACAGATTGAATATTTTGATTATATAAATAAAGGGGTTAAGGGTGTAAAAAGTGGTACACCTGCAGATACACCATATTCATTTAAAAGTATATACCCTAACAGAAAAATGGCAGCTAATATCTTTAGTTGGCTTAATACTGCAAGAAAGAAAGCAAGTGCTGATAATGTAGCAACAAGCCCAACTGAAAAGAAAAGACAGGGATTAAAGCAAACACTTACAGGTGCAAACAATAAAAGAAGTTTAGCTTATGCAATATCTGTAAACATTAAGAAAAGGGGTATTGCTCAAACTAAATACTTTGACAATGCAGTAGCACAGGTATTTAATAAGGAATTTACTGATGCAGTAGCTTATGCAGTTATAAGTGATGCAGCAGTTAGGATAGTAGCAAATATTACAAAAGAAACAAAAGGAAATAAATAATGGCAATAACAATACAAAGTAGCCCTGCAACCTATGCAAGTATGCATGATGACTTATGGTTTGTAGCATCTTCAACTAATGTAGGGCAGACTTCATTTAAGTTTGTATATGATGTTTATGTGAATGGTAGTCAGGTTAGCAGAACAAAGGTATTCCCTGCACCAAGTGCTGAAGGCAGCTATGGTATTTTTAATAGTTCACCAATGGTTAGGTCTTATGTTACTAACTACTTTGAACCATCAGGCAGTTCAATATTGGTAGCATCTAATAATAAGATAAAGGTTGATTATACACTACAGATAGGTGAAGAATATGTTTCAGGTGGTAATTTAGTTACTACATTAAATATGGCATCAGGTGAATTGTCAGCTTACAATTATTACCCACCATTGTTTGCAGATATATTCTATGTTAATAATGACACACCATTGGTATTGTCAGATTATTATGAAAACCTTTTAATTGAAAACTTTACAGATGATTGGTTGACTGAAAGGAATAATGATGAAATAGGTATTGAATATGGTGATAATTTTTATGCTACATACTTAAAGATTACTGCAGGTACATATGTAGCATGGGTTGATGTGGTAAATGAAGCAGGTGCAGTAACAGATACTGCAAGTGCTAATATTACATTAAGTGGGCAGATGAACTTATTTAATTGTCAGGCAGGTCATATTAATACATGGGCAGGTAGGACTTTAATTACTGCTGCAGCTTATGGGTATCATGTATATCTTAAAAGGGGTGTAGCAATATCAAGAAAGTTAAAGTTTGTTCAGAAGTGTTACCCTAAATTTAAACAATATAACCTGCACTTTTTAAACAGATTAGGTGGTTGGGATACTATGAAGTTTGCTTTAGTTAATAGAAGGTCAACAGAACTACAAAGGGCTTCGTACAGAAGAAACGATTGGCAGCTAAGTGGCAATACAATGACTAACATAGATTCATATAATAAATACAATGAAACTACTTTGAACTATGCTATTCAGCATAAAGATAAGTTTCATCTTATATCTGATTGGGTAAGTCAACAAGATTATGAATGGTTGGCACAATTGGTAGCAAGTACAATCACTTATGTAGAAGTACAGGGTGCATATTTCCCTGTAACTATAAGCAGCAATACTTATGAATATAAGGTTAATAGTGCTGATAAGATATTTAATTTTGAAATTGACATTGAAGTAGGTAAATATTTAACAAGCCAATTTAGATAATGATAAGTACTGAAATATATATTGAAGATTATAAATTAGACCTGTTACAGGATATAAGTACAGAATTCACTTATACCATTGATGACATAGCAGATTTTGGTGCAAAGAATACATCATTTAGCAAAACAATATCTTTATCAGGTACTGCAAAGAATAACCAAATATTTGGCTTTGTATTTGATTTGGGTAATGCAAACTTTACTGATGATACATTTCCAAATGTTAACTATAACTTCAATGTATCTAAGTCAGCACAATGTAAGATATTCATTGACAAGGTACAGATATTTAAAGGGTCATTAAGGATATTAGAAATAGTAAGTCAGCATGATACTATTGAATATCAATGTTCGGTATTTGGTGAATTGGGTGGTTTTATAACTGCATTAGGAAATAAAAGATTAACAGGTAATGATAATATTGCAGATGATTTAGATTTTAGTGCATATAACCATTCTTATACTACTACTAATATTTCAAATAGTTGGGATGCTGCAAGGGGGTCAGGGTATTATTATCCATTGATTGATTATGGAAATGTAAGTACAGGATTATATGGAACTGCTAAAGTAGATTTTCAATATAGTGCACTTAGACCTTCATTCTATGTTAAAGAATATATAGATAAAATATTTGCAGCTACAGATTATACTTATGAATCTGATTTTTTTAATACTGATTTCTTTAAAAGATTAATTATACCTAATAATCAAAAGACATTATCAGGATATAGTACATCAGGTTTAAATGTTTCTGCATATCAACAAATATATGATACAAGTAATTACATAGTACCAATTGAATATGATATTAAAACATTATTAGGTAATTTTACTGCTAATGGTACTAATACAATTTTTACATATACAAGTGCTACACCTAAAACAGGTACATTAAGTGGCAATGTATTGGGTAGATACAGAACTGCTAACTATGAAGGCAGGGTTAAAATATTAAAAAACAATTCAGAAATATTTTCATATTCAGTAGGTACAGGTAGTACAGGTAACTATTTTAATGTAGGGTTTTCATTGGAAAATATAACATTTAATAATAATGAAACTTTAGAAGTACAATTTGTAAGAATTGGTGGTAATCAATTTATTACTACATTACTTGATATTTATAGTGCTGATATTGTATTAACTTCAGGTGCTTCAGAAGTTACACCTATTAATTATGGTGAAGCAATTGCAGTAAATAGTACATTGCCAAAAGGTATATTTCAAAGGGATTTTATATTGAGCATTGCAAAGATGTTTAATTTATATATTTTTGATGATGTATATGATGACAAGAAAATACATATAAGACCTTACATTGATTTTTACCCAAATGTTTCTGACAATGCTTTAGATTGGTCTAATAAAATAGATAGGTCTAAGCCATTAAGCATTAAACCAATGAGTGAATTAAATGCAAGGTATTACCATTACAAGTTTAAAGAGGATAACGATTTTTATAATGAAAACTACAGAAAGAAGTATAATGAAAGCTATGGTGATAGGGTATATGATACTTCTTATGATTTCAGTAAGAATACAGAAAGTGTTGAAGTAATATTTGCACCATCTGTATTGTATCAGGCTACAGGTACTGATAAAAAATATGCTGCTATATATAAAAAGTCTAATAATAATACTACAGAAGATACTATAGATAGTGTTATAAGAATTATGCAGGTTAAGAAAATTACAAGTGTAGCATCTTGGACTATTAAAAATGGTGCAACCACATTAGCAACATATACATCATATGGTTATGCAGGTCATTTGGATGACCCTAATAGCCCTACCAATGATATTAATTTTGGTGCACCTAAGGAATTGTTTATATCAGTTGGCACATACCCAACTACTAATGTATTCAATGCATATCATTCTGAATACATAGCTGAAATTACAGATAAGAATAGCAAGTTGCTGACATGTTCAGCTTTGCTAAGCACTATAGATATATTGAATTTAGACTTTAGCAAATACATTTGGATTGATGGTGTACTATTCAGATTAAATAAAGTTGATGGGTTTAACCCAATGGAATACAACACTACAAAAATAAGTTTATTAAAAGTAATTGAAACTGAATACTAATGGCAGAAGAAAAATTAAATTTGCAGATAACAATTGATACTGCAGCAGGTACAGAAAATGTTGACAAACTTAATAATAAGACTAAAGAAACTGCTAAGTCTGCTAAAGAAGGGCAGGGTGCATTTTCTTCATTAGGTAATACTATTAAGTCATTGGGTATTATATCTGTTATTGCAGGTGCATTCAATTTCTTTAAAGAAACATTATCTAAGAATCAAAAGGTAGCAGATTCAGTAGCAGCAGTATTTAATACTATTGCTACAATAGTTAATAAGTTAGTGGACATATTTATTGATGTAACTGCAGCAGTAGGTAAAAATACTAATGGGTTTGATGCACTTGGTAAAGTAATGACAGGCTTACTTACATTAGCCATTACTCCATTAAAGTTTGCTTTTGGTGGTATTAAGTTATTCATTCAAGAAGCACAATTAGCATGGGAAGATTCTTTTTTAGGTGGTAAAGATGCTGACAAGATTAAAGAACTTACAAAGAACATTGGTGACACAAAGAAGTTTTTAGGTGAAACTGCAGACAATGCAGCAGAGGCAGGTAAGAAGATATATAATAATTTTAGTGCTGCAGCATCTTCTGTTATTGATGTAGTTAGTGGGGTGGTTGATAAGGCATCTAAAATAAATGTAGGTGCAATATATGAGCAATCAAAAGCAACTATAGCCCTTCAGAATAATGCAAAGTTAGCTGCTGCTGAATTAGCAGGGTTAGTTGAAAAATATGACAGACAGGCTGAAACATTAAGACAAGTTAGGGATGATGAATTTAAAAGTATTGATGATAGGATAGCAGCAAATGAAAGTTTAGGGCTTGTTTTAAATGAGCAAGAAAAGGCAATGAAGAAACTTGCTGCTACAAAAGTAGCTGCTGCTGCTGCTGAATTGTCACAAAACAAAACAAGCATTGACTTACAGGTAGCATTAAAAGAAGCTATTAATGAACAGGCAGGAATTGAAGCACAGGTTGCAGGGTTAAGGTCAGAATACTTAGTTAATCAGACAGGGTTAGCAAAGGAAAAGTTAGCTATAGATGCATCTATTGCAGCAAGTGCTAATAAGATAACATTAGATGAACAAAAGGCAAATGCTGAATTAATCAAGGATGAAATATTAAAACTTGAAATTAAGAAGCAAATTGCTGCAGAAGAAGCAGAATTAGAATTAACAAGACTTCAGCAGAATATAGATAATTCTAAGGTAGGTACACAAGCAAGGGCTGATGCTGAAATAGCTTTTGCTGAAAAGAAAGCTGAAATAAATAATCAGATATTAGCATTAGATGATAGCCTAAATATAGCAATATTAGATAGGGCAGCTAAGACAAGGACTGAACAAGAAGCAT